CGCAGTTCACGCAGGGCAACCCGAATCACCCACAGGGGGACGGGCCGCACAAGGACACGAACCGCGTCTACGGGAAACTCAAGGCGAGGCCGAAGCGGGAAAAGACCACGGACAAGTACCCCACGTCCATCATATCCGTGCCTGCGGAGCGCGATTCCGACCTCTCTGCCATGCAGAAGCCGGTAGACCTGATACGCTACCTCGTGCGGACGTATACCAACGAGGGCGACGTGGTGCTGGACAACTGTATCGGGTGCGGGGCTACCGCCATCGCGTGTCTGCTGGAGAACCGCAAGTTCATAGGCTTCGAGGCGAACCCGGAGAACTACAAAAAGGCGCAAAGGCGTGTGGACGAGTTCGTGGGGCCGTTCAAGATGTTCTAGGCATTTTGCCCCTTTGCTATATTGGTTTCACGGCCCCATCGTCTAGTGGTTAGGACGCGGGATTCTCATTCCCGTAACTGCAGTTCGAGCCTGCATGGGGTCATATCGGACCGGTAGCTCAGCCCAGTCAGAGCAGATGACTCATAACCATCCGGTCGCAGGAGCAAAGCCTGCCCGGTCCACTAACCCTTTAAAGGACTCCTCCCATGGAAAACAACTACCGCGATCCCGACCTCGAGATAGACTACCACGACCTGCAGACGGCGGTCGCCCGCCAGTCCTCCCTCTTCGGCTACTACAGCGAATTGGCAGTGGAGGCACGCGCCGCCCGCGACGAGGCCGTGAACAACCTGGATGCGGAAACGGCACGGACGGAACTTGATATCCGCAGGAACGCCGCGGCCAACGGGGAGAAACTTACCGAGGCCAAGGTGTCCGCCCTCATCGACGCCGACCCGCACCTGGCCGAACTGAAGGCCGAGGTCGTGGTCAAGAACAAGGAGATGATGCTCCGCGAGGGAAAGGTGCGTGCACTGGAGCACAAGCGGTGCATGATAGACAATGCCGTGAGGATGATGCTGTCCCGCTCCAACGGGATGAGCCTGGACGGGGTTACCGAGACCTGGTCGGAGGAGGAAGGGCGCAACGAGATCCGGCGCGGGCTGATGCGCCGGGGCTAGGGAAAGTTCTCTGTGGGGTGGGGCTTGGCGGATGGAGTGTTTCCGCCAGGCCCCGTTTCCGTCCAAAGTGCCAAAATCTGTCATTTTCAGCATTTTGCCCACTTGCTATATTGTATTTGGCTTCGGGGGCGATACCGTCCCCAAGCGACGTGATAAACCGAAAAAACCGATAAAACGAATAAAACAAGGAAAGAACACTATGGCAGGATTTGACCGCAGCAAGTTCAACCTGGGCAGGCGCACCCAGCAGCAGACCGACACTATGGACGAGAAGGGGGGAGGCGGTTCCAACCGCCCGCGCTTCATGGACTACAGCACCACGAAGCTCAAGTTCTTCAAGCTGGGCAAGGTCGGCGACTACCACGACATCAACATTCTTCCGTGGACCATCGCCACGAAGAACCACCCGGACGTCATCCGCACCAAGGACCTTCCCGAGTTCCTCAAGGACGGTACGCGCAACCCGGACAAGGTGTGCGTGGGCGACCCGGACTACGTGCTCGACGTGAAGGTGCATACCCGCATCGGACCCGACGAGGGCGACTACCTGTGCCTCAAGGAGAACTTCGGCAAACCGTGCCCCATCTGCGACCTCGTCAAGGAACTCTACGACAAGGGCGACAAGGAATCCAAGGCGCAGGCCGGTGCACTCCGCGCCAAGCGCAAGTGCGTCTACCTCGTCCAGGAACTGGACAGCAAGATGCGCCCCGTGAGCGAGGAACCCGAGATCTTCGAGGTGTCGCACTTCAACTTCAGCAAGGAACTGCAGAGCCGTGCCACCACGTGCATGCGTGGCGAGGGCGTGGTCAACTTCGCCAACCTCGACGACGAGGGACGTATCGTGTCCTTCGTGGTGGGCGAGGGTACGCTGGAGGGGGGCAAGACCTACAAGAAGGCCTCCGACCTCTCCTTCAACGTCCGCAAGGAGGAAATCTCGGACGAGATCCTCGAGAAGTGCCCGAGCCTGGATGCCCTTATGGTCATCCCGACCGCGGACAAGCTCCGCGCCGCCCTTAACGGCGACCCGGACGACGACGTCATCGAGCAAGGTGCGAACGTGGTCGACGAGACCCCGCGCCAGTCCCCGTCGCGCCGTAACCCGGAAGAGTCCCACCGCAGGGAGGAACCCGAGGAAGAACCCGCCCAGCGCCGTGCCGAGCCCGTGGAGCCTCCCGCCCGCCGCCGCGAGCCCGAACCCGAGGCCGAAGCCCCGGTGACCCGCAGGCGTGCCCCAGAGCCCGAGTCCGAGGACCAGTGCCCGAACGGATACGTGTGGGGCGAGGACAACGACACGAAGCCCCTCTGCTTCCGCTGCCCCGACGCCATCTTCGGCAAGTGCCAGCGTGCCAAGCGCTAATACTTAACCTCACCGGGGAGGCGGGAAGTTCCTGCCTCCCCCTTTTTTGGAGAATCTTATGGCAAAGAAGATTGAAGAAACGCCCCGCATGAAGATGGGGTGCGACCTGCTTGATATCCTCGTAGGCGGCGACAAAGGAGTTTACGGCCTCCCGTTCGGCAGCATCTTGAACCTATACGGAGACAGCGCTTCAGGGAAGAGCCTCCTAAAGAACGAGATAATCGCCGCTAACTACTGGGCGCTCGGCGGGGAGAAGGGCGATCTGGTTTGGGAGTCCGACGACTGCGAGTCCGGCGACACGTTCGACACCACCCGCCTCTACGGGTTCGACATCCACCCGGCGGAGCGCCGGATCGGAACGAAGCGCGTAGAGGACTCGGGTACCGTGGAGGAACTGGACGCCAAGGTGTCCCTGATGATTGAGGCCATGCCCGAGGGGAAGTTCGGCATCTACGCCGTGGACTCTATCGACGGCCTCTCCGACGCCACCCGCGAGGCGATGGAGACCGGGCGCATGAACCAGCTCAAGGCGGGCAAGGACGTGCAGGATCCGGGGGATTACGGAGCGCAGATTGCCAAGTTCCTCTCCCAGCAGTTCTTCCGCACGAAGCACAAGAAGCTGGAGGACGCCCAGATATCCCTCATCATCGTGTCCCAGGTACGCGAGAACATGGGTGCGGGAATGTATGCTCCCAAGACCAAGACCGGCAACGGCAAGGCCCTGGAGTTCTACTGCCACACCCGCATACAGCTCAAGACCGTGGCGAAGATAATGAAGAACGACCGCTGGGTGGGCTCGTACGTCAAGGCGACCACCATCAAGTCCAAGACCCCGAGGCCGTTCCGCGACGTGTTCTACACCGTCTACTTCGACTACGGCATCGACAACGTGGGCAGCAACCTGGACTATTTGTTCGACCTGCGCAACTCAAAGGGCGAGCTCATCAAGTCCTCCTGCGAGCACATCGCGTGGAGCGCGGACGCCAAGTCCAAGGACCTGACCACGCTCAAGGAGTGGCTGGAGCAGAACGGGTGGACGGGCGACTGCAAGGCGGACAGGAAGGCCGAGGAGGGCTCTAACGCCCTCTCCGTGGACTGGATCCTCCGCTGGGCATCCTCCGACCCGGACCGCAAGTCCTCCTTCGAGGGCTATTTCGGGCAGGAGTACACCCGCGAGGAACTCGTCCGCATGTGCGACTCGGACAAGGAGATGGCCGCGGAGCTTACCCGTCGCGTCCGCCAGAAGTGGGAGGCGGCGGAAGACGCCGTGGCAACGGGCAGGCCTTCCAAGTACGGGAACTAGGTACATCCGCTATAACGTAGAACATGGATATCCTGAATCTCTGGAAGAAACTCAACTACGTCGTCAAGTCGTCCGACCCGCAGGCAACCGCGTGCCGGATGCTGAACGACGGGAGGATAACGGACGAGGAGGCGGCGTGGTGCATATCCGCGCTCGCGTACCTCCCCGTTGCCATGTACGAGGTGCTGGAGGTAGACTCTAGTACGAGATAACATATATAAAGATGGATAAAGGTATTGCAAAAATGAAGTAGAATATGTATTTTATATCAAGAAATCGCTGTCCGTAAGATGCGAAACACGAGTTGGTAAATGTCGTAATTATGGCGAGGAGAACCCATCGCCGTCCAGCGTTTGAGTGTTAGCGGCAAGGGCAGGTAGAGTTTCTTGATACCGGCGATGCCCGTCGGGAATCAGCCCCGCAAGGGGCGCAACGCAACCCGAGATCGGGGCTCTGGCTTCTTCCGTAAGGATTAAGTGAAACCCTGGTCGATGAAGGTCGGTGTAGGCCGGAGCCCGCAAGGGCGAGGGCTACGCACCGGGCGGCTTGATAGGGAGCCGTCTGAACCAAGTGCCCGGTTTGACCGGCGCACCATAATATAACCAAGTATGGGACAGCCTATACCTTCCTATACGTTTTATGAGGCAGAGGAATAAATAGAATCCTAGAAACGTAACTCCGTGAGCCATAACGATTAACGGCCTTGTCCTCGTGACGGGGCCGTTTTTCTTACACGGGATAAACAAAAAATAACTTTGTATCCCGCATCCATCCCTCGGAAAATTTATTATATTGTTCATAATCAAAGACACTCGAAAAACGGATAACGATGCAACCCACAGACGAACTCTACTACAAGTACTCCCGCGTAATTTCCTCGGTAGTCTACCACTACGCATTCAACTTCCCTAACCTCACCGACGAGCTGTATCTGCAGGCCAACTACGTGTTCTGCAAGGCCTGCCTCTCGTACAACCCGGACAACCCCGAGGGGGCGTCCTTTGAGACGTGGCTGCGCAGGCAACTCCAGTCCATCGTGGGCGTCTGCCGCAAGGCGATGTCTGGTCCCACCACCGACAGGGTCGGTACGGCCCCCGCCCTCCCCGAATCCCAGTTCATTCCCGACAAGGACGGGGACATCCCCGACATCTCCAGCGTGGCCACCCGCGACAGCGTGGCGGGGTACGGGGACAGCCTCGCGATGGATACCGAGATGGACACGGGCATGGACCCCTACATCTCCGCCCTCACCCCCGACGCCTATAGGGTGTTCGAGGACTTCCTGGACGGGACGCTCTCCCTCAAAGATACCGACTCAAAGGACGGGAAGGTCACGTATTCCCGCGCCATGCGCTTCAAGCGCGCCCTCCTCGACCCCAAGAAGATATACAAGCGCCACTACGAGGCGCAGGGGTGGAGCCTCGACAGGGCCACCAAGGCGTTCAACGAACTCAAGGCGATGCTCCGGAACTACAGGAAGGGCAGGCTCCCGAACCGGGTCCTCCGCCCCACCCAGCAGAGCTTTTTCGAACTTTGTTCCGCCGAATCTACATAATTTATGTATATTTATTGCTAGAGGAGACCCATCTTTATGGAATCTTTTGTAGCAGTAATTACGAATTTGTCTAGCGTCATCGGCGTCCCCGCGTCCCTATGCCTTGCGTGGGCGGCCTTCATTATACGTGACCAAGGAAAACGGTTAGCAACTTTGGAGGCAGACATGAAGGGAATGGAAGATAAGTTTACCATCGCCTTGAAGGAAATGGATAGTCGCCGAAACGACGAATTATCGAAGTTGTACGACAAAATCAATGGCATCGCTCAAGACGTATCCTATATCAAGGGTAGGATAGACAAGGAAGACGCGAAGTGAGAACGCCATGATAGTCAAGAATATAACCATAAGTACCGACTGCCTGAAAGTGACCCCGATAGGGGACAGGCTGTACCGGCTGGCCGAGGACACTACCCTCTGCATATATACGGACGTCGGCCTGCTCCGCTTC